GCACAGATTGGTATTTCATCTACAACTTATGCAACACCAGTTAATGGAATTAGCGGTGATGATGCAGAATCAAAGCAACTTGTTTTCCTTCAATATGGTTATGGTCTTTTTGATGTAGTAGAACCACCATATAATCTTATTGCACTTGGTAAAACCTATGAGGTTTCGGCTGCCAACTATGCTGCAATTAATGCAAAAGTAACAAACATTGTTGGTTTGGGCTATGACTTAATTCCATCACTTAAGGTTAAGCAGATGCTAGAAGACCTGTCAGATAATCCAGACAAACTAAATAGATCTAGAAAAAAACTGGAACGTGCAAAGGCAGATGTTTTAGAGTGGCTAGATACTAGAAATGATAACGAAACCTTTACAGAAACTTTAACAAAAGTTTATCTTGATTATGCAACAACTGGAAATGGTTATTTAGAAATTGGTAGAAAAACAACTGGTGAGATTGGATATATTGGTCATATTCCTGCTGCAACAATGCGTGTTCGCAGACTTCGTGATGGCTTTGTCCAACTTGTTGGCGGTAAGTTTACATTCTTTAAAAACTTTCACGATGAGGATCAATCGGCAGCTCCTATTGGCGTAGACCCACGACCAAATGAAATTATTCACTTTGCTGACTACACACCAACAAACAATTATTACGGTGTTCCAGCTATTGTTCCTGCAAAGAACGCTATGGCAGGTAATGAGTTTGCTTCAAAGTTTAACTTAGAATACTTTGAAAACAAAGCAACACCACGCTATATTTTCTGGATTAAAGGAGCAAAGCTTTCCAGAGATGCTGAATCAAAACTATTTGAGTTCTTCCAGAATAACCTTCGTGGTCAATCTCATAGGACACTTATTGTTCCACTTCCTGGAGATGAAGCAGGTTCTAAGGTTGAAGTTAAGATGGAAGCCGTTGAAAATGGTATTCAAGACGGATCATTTGATAAGTACCGCAAGTCTAATCTTCAAGAAATCCTTATGGCACACCGTGTTCCAATGACAAAAGTTGGTGCAGGTGAGGGTCTTTCCCTTGCTGCTGCTAAAGAAGCAGACAAAAGCTTTAAGGAGCAAGTTACTCGTCCAGCACAAGATGCTCTAGAAAAAAGAATTACTGCAATTATCTCTGAAAAGACAGATATGTTTAAGTTTAACTTTAATGAGCTTACTCTTACAGATGAAGATACTCAGTCCAAGATTGACGAGCGTTACCTAAGAATGCAGGTAATTCTTCCTAATGAAGTTAGGTCTAGAATGGGAATGTCTGGTATTCCTGGGGGAGATGAGCCAGTTAAACTAACAGGACAACAGGCTGCAGAGCAAACTGCACAAGCATCTGGAAATAGGTTAAGAGACCAACAGCGTCAAAATAATCTAGCAGATGAAGGTCAAACTGGTGCAAGAAATGCACAAGGCGAAGGCAGACAACAACCGTAACAAGAAAAACACTGTATAATTAAAGTGTTATGATTAATTTACAAAAAGCATCGCTTTCTATGAATGGTAACAGCGTCAACTTGACGATGCCTATTTCTAAGATTGATGAAGAAAAGCGTATTGTTTCTGGCTTTGCAACACTTGATAATATTGACAAACAAGGCGATAGAGTGCTTCCAGAAGCATCAGAAAAAGCTTTTGCAAACTTTCGTGGTAATGTAAGATTGATGCACCAACCTATTCCAGCAGGAAAGGTTGTTTCTTTTAGATCAGACACTTTTTTCGACCCAGAAACAAAGAAACAATATACGGGAGTATTTGTAGATACCTATGTTTCTAAGGGTGCTCAAGACATCTGGGAGATGGTTCTTGATGGTACACTCACTGGTTTTTCAATCGGCGGTGCAATTAAAGAAACAGATACTGAATTAGATGAAGAAACAAACAATACAGTTCGTATCATTAAAGAATATGATTTAGTAGAACTATCACTTGTTGATTCACCTGCTAATCAGTTTGCCAATATCTTTTCTATTCAGAAAACAATCGATGGTGATGTTGTTGACGGAATGTTTTCCAAGTCCAATATCCAAAATGTATTCTGGTGTGAACAAGAAGAGATGGCTTACCTTTCAAATGAAGAAAAATATTCATGCTCCTCATGCAGTTCTGATCTTCCATCTATTGGGTGGATTGACGAAATTACAAAAGCAAATGTTGAAGAAGCAATGTCAAAAGTAGTTGAATTACATAAGGCAGATAATCCTGGAACTATTACAAGTGAAGATACTCCAAAGAAGTACCCAAAGCAAAATAGAAGATTTTCAAACATTCAAACTGAAGAAAAGTCCGTTCATAATGGACAAGATGACGAAGATGAGCGTACAGATAATAGAAGAAATGAAATGCACAAAGACTCATTTTCTTCTGGAGATTTTGTTCAGTGGAACTCGTCAGGTGGTACCGCAAGAGGTAAAGTAACAAGAGTAGTAACTAATGGTAAAATTAAAGTACCAAATTCTAGTGTTACAATTACAGGAACACCAGAAGACCCAGCGGTGACTATCAGAGTTTATCAAAAAAATGGAGACTCTTGGAAGCCGTCTGAAACAGTTGTAGGACATAGAATGAGTACACTTAGATCTTGGACAGTTAAAGTCCTTAAGTCTATTGGCGTACAAACAGAAGTTTCTCTACCTAACACAGTAGTGAATGAGGCAAATGACGTAGAGTTAGTTGCCACCCAAATAAATGAAGGAGGTGTTGATATGACTGAAAATAACGAAGTTGCAGAAGACGCTACAGTTGAAGAAATTGTAGAAGTAGCAGAAGAAGTTGTAGTTGATGAAATTGTTGAAGCCGAAGAAGCTCCAGCAGAAGAAGAGATTGCAAAGTCTGATGAAGTTGAAGTAACAGAAGATACAGTCGAAACATCCGTAGATACAGAGGGATCTGCAGATGACGCTTCCACCGATAATGGTGAGGCGACTGACCTTGAAAAGACTCTTAGTGAAATCAAAAATTTTGTTGGCGAGGCTCTTACAAAGAGTGGCGAAACAAATGCAGCTGCAGTTAACGGTGTTGTAAACACTGTTGCAGAAGTAACAAAAGCTTTAACCGATAAGCTTGTAGAAAATGATTCTCGTTTAGAAGAGATCAACAAAGGTTTGGCGGATATCGTAAATGCAGTACAAACAATTAATGGAAGATTGGAATCTGTAGAAAACGATACCGCTGTAAAGAAATCTGGGGAACTTGAGAGTTCCACAGAAACAACTATACAGAAGTCAGATTCTGTATGGGGGGGACGCTTCCTCAGTTCCTCGCAATACTTAAATTAGAAAATAAAAGGCAGGTGAAAAATAAAAATGAGTGATATTTTAGAAAAAGCCGCAACAAGCGGTACAGTTCTTTCTCCACTAACATCTCCTGGTGCTATGACAGCCCAGGGAAACTCTGGTGACGCAGGTGGTGTTCTTAATCCAACACAATCTACACAGTTTATCGAATACATCTTTGATCAGATGGTTCTAGCTAACGATGGTCGCAAGGTAACGATGCGTGGAAATACTATGGAATTGGATAAGATCCGTGTTGGTTCACGTCTTGTAACAAAAGCTACACAAGCCGAAGTTACAGGTGCAAACGCTGCTCCAGCATTCACAAAGATCGAACTTACAACAACAAAGTTCCGTCTACAGTACGAACTATCAACAGAATCCCTAGAGGACTCTATTGAAGGTGCGTCTCTAGAGGATCACGTTGTACGTTTGATGGCAACTCAATTCGGAAACGACTTGGAAGATATTGCAATTAATGGTCGTCCAGGTGATTCTGGTAACGGTACATATGACAATACTCTTGCAGGATTTATCCGTCAGATCAAGGATACTAACTACGCAGGTGCTCACGAAGCTGCAGCAGCTGCTGCAACTATGACAAGCATCTGGGAGGCTACTCCTGATTCAGGCGATGGATCTTCTGCAAAGTTGACTCTTGATGCAATCGAAGCAATCTACAACGCAATGCCTCGTAAGTTCAAGGCTCGCCGTCAGGATCTTAAGTTCTACATGAACAGCAAGCATATTCAGGAATTGCTAACAGAGCTTCGCACAGTTAATACAACTGACGGAACTTCAGTTCCTTACGATGTTGCTACTCGTGTAATTGACGGAGTTACTCCTAGAATTGGCGGTCCAGCTGGTGCTCAATACACCATCTTCGGTCTTCCAGTTCAAGAAGTTCCTTTGTATCCAGAAGACTATGTAGACCTAACTCTTCCTTCAAACCGCATTTGGGGTTTCCAGAGAGATGTTACAGTACATCGTGAGTTCCAACCACGAAAGGACTCTGTAGAGTACACAGTCTACGTCCGTATGGGTGTAGCACTAGAAGAAAAGTCGGCAGTAGCCTACGCAGTACCAACTGCTTAGTTATATGCTATCTTAGTAAGGGTCGGATTTTTGTCCGACCCTTACTTCTTTTTAGTGTATAATTAATAATTAGGAGGATTTATGTTATCTAGTAAAACAATCGGAGACCTTAAAGGTCTATGTCTATCATTTGACATCGAAATATCAAAGAATGCAAGAAAACAAGACATTATTGAAGCTATTGAAGAGGCTAAGGTTACTTGGGAAATGTATCAAGAATCATCAAAATCGCTGTTTGATTATGAAGACGGTCCTACAAAAGAAGAGATTAAAATAAAAATACAAGAAGCAAAAGTAGAGTCTGCAAAAGAAGAAAAAGTTCTTTTAACTATGGTTATTAAACGTGGTGGATATTATGCTGGAAATGGTGTTAAGTTTGATATGGAAGAGCCATTTGTGCTTGTTAATAAATCGTTGGCAGAGCAAATATTAGCTAACCAAGCCGATGAAGTAAGGGAGGCTACCAGGAAAGAAGTAGAATCTTTCTATGGTATTTAAATGGAAGTTTTAGTAAATGATTTAGGAACTGCTAGTTTTACCTATACCGCCCCACAAAACACAGTTAGCCTAGTTTATAGTGTATACGACAACACAAATGATGAATATATTCAATATGAAGAATTAACCTTTACAGATGTTGCTGACATATGCACAATTACTATTGCAACTCCTGCAGTAATTACACAGACAGCTCACGGATATGTTCTTGGAGATGCCATTAATTTTTCTACAACTGGAGCATTGCCAACTGGACTAACTGCAAATACTATTTATTATGTAACAAATCCACTTACAAATACTTTTAATGTTTCAACTACTTATGAAAATGCGGTTGCTGGAACAAAAATTAATACTACTGGAACTCAATCAGGAGTACATAAAGCTTTAAAGCAAGGAAAAACCAGTTACACTATTGATTTAAATAGTGATACTTGCAAATATGATAGAGCATTAGTAGTTGAAATACAATCAATACAAATAAACGCATATTCAACAGATAATGTAGATATTATAATTAAAAGACCATATGCAACATATAGTGAGATATCTGCTTACTTTCAAAATGTTTTAACTGGTGGAACTAATGTATTATCTGGACAGCCACAAATTCTTGTTGAAAAACTTGAAAGAAAAGCAAGGTATTTAATTAATGCCTATACTTCAAATGAGTTTAAGTTTGAATATAAGACAGTTGGTGCTTATGGACAAAATACCGACCTTTTGCATTTAGGTCAAAGAATTGAATCATTTGATAAGATTACCTCTGATGACCTTGTAATTTATGATTCCACAGAAGAACCAGCTATTGATTTGCTTGGGGCAACGGTAGGAATAGCACCAAGCAAGTTTGGCATTAAAGTAGTTTCAGAAGGTGTAAATATTACTGAATGGGTAGATCAAAATCCTTTAGTAAACCCCTCATATTTTGGAAAAGACTCTTCATATTTAGTTCGTGGTGAATATGGATGGAAGGCAGTTCCAGAAGATATTAAGATTGCGGTGTATGAATTAATTAATGACTTCCTATGTAACGATTCTATTTATAGAAATAAGGGCTTGAAGTCAATTCAAAACGATTCCTTTAATATTCAGTTTGCAGATGGAATGTTAAATGGTACTGGAAACCTATATGTAGACTCATTACTTTCTCAATATAAGGTTTGGAATCTAAAGGCGATTTAAATGTCTTGTTTAGCCCATTCTACATATACAATGACTGCAGATATTTATGAGCCAACCACCACCCGTAATGCAACAAATGGAATGATTACAAAGTCTTGGGCTCTTCAAAAAACAGTATCTTGCTATGCTCGTGGTATTCTTGGATCACAGCTTGGTGGAAACTCAGCACAGGTAGACCTAAAAGACTACATCACAATAACAAAAGATTTTATTAAGATTAGAACCGTAGATCCAATATCTACTGAGTATCGTGTTGTTGCAATAAGAAACTCTGAGGGAAATATTTGGAAAGAAGATTATATCCAAAATACCGCAGGTGGATTAGATGGAGCAACAATATTTGAACCATCTGGAACTACACCACTTCTTGACTACTTAGGAAAAGTTCTAGAATATGAAACGGTATTAAAGCGTCAAGAAATACAGTCACTAGAAGTAGCTTAATATGGCAGTAGATACTGGTAAGATGGCTCAAAAGATTATAGCCACAGCAAGATACCATACTGAAACACTTACAGAGCTTCACAATAATCCACAAAATAAAAGTCAAATAATCAAAAATGGATTAAACATTGTTGGTCAATACTTTGGGTTTTATATGGATAACCTTGCAAGAAGAGATAGTGCATCTTTTCACCACATTTATGAAAACGATAAAATAGGCAATGCAAATGCTAGATTGTTTTATTATACAATTACAGCAACTTCTGGTAATCCAAGTATACAATATACTTTTAAAGACGCTACAGTGCCTGAGAGAAGCGGTCAGGTGTTTAGAAAAAGAGCTTTTGTAATGGAAGATGGTAATCCAATAACTATTAGACCAAGAAATGGAAAGTACCTTGTTTTTGATGTAGATGGGGAAAAAGTATTTACAAAAAAATCCTATGTTCCAAATCCTGGAGGTACTGCAGTTTCAGGAGCATTTGAAAGAACATTCAATTCCTATATGAATAGACAAGCAGCAATGATGTTAGAAGATGTTGGTTTTTATGATAAAATTGACCAAGAGATGTTTAAAGAATCAGAAGTTACTCTATCTAGGATTTCTTCTGGAAATCTTAATAGCTCTGGAATGGCTAAAGAGTCAGCAAATAGAATCGCTAGGAGATCAAAGTAATGCCAGATTATACAAAATTACCAGTTATGTTAATTGGCAATTATCTTTGGGCTTTGGCTAAAGGTCAGGTTACTGGAAGTACAAAGCTTTCTAGTACAGTATGGGATACAGACGCCTATACAATTCAACCTATTTTTGCTATCAATGACTCAAATGCTATAACCAACCCAAACCCCTATATCTTATATGATTTCCTTTATACTGGGGTGGAAGCCAAAACATTCCCACTAATTAGGGAAGAGGCAACTCTTACTATAGTAGGACCTTGGGATAAATTATATCCCCTAAAGAACTTTATTTATGATGCTTTGAGCAAGTTTGATATCTCAGCATTTGAGATAAATAACCATATTAAAGATACTGGAATTAACTTTAAATACATCAAGGTTCGTCAAGAGCAGTATGCCTTAGATGAGAAAAAGCCTGTTGGCTTAGAGTCTGGGCTTAATCTTTCAACCCTATATGTAACCTATGAGTATTCACGCTCGTAAGAAATATGTGGTAAAATAGATATTGAGGAAGCCCCCGAAAGCTAAATCAAGAAAAAGCAGGAGGTGCAAATAAAAAAATGGCTAATAATTCAAAAAATATTATCGTTGGTGCTGGTGTTCTTTACATCGGTAACGACACTACTGAAAAAACATTAGATGATATTCCAAACGTCTCTGGAGGAAACTCAGGAAAGACTTGGAGTGCTAACACTCAGGGTACCTATCAGACCCCAGGTAACGTCAGCTCGGCTGAATGGGACCACGTTGGTTACACATCAGAAGGTGTAGATTTTTCATTCGAACCAGATTACGGTGAAGTACAGGTTGATCAGCTTCTTGACGTTGCTAAGATTTACAAGCAAGGTCAGAAAGTTATGGTTAAGACTACTCTAACAGAAGCAACATTGGAAAACTTCCTTGTTGTTCTTGGTGGAAAGTCCACAGACCAGGAAGCTGCTTCTCTAGCAACATCCTCAAAGGGTACAACCAGAGCGTTGGATCTTAATGGTGGTGCTCTAGGATACGCTCCAGTTGAGCGTTCTATTCTTATCGTTGGTCCTGGTCCAGAATCACTTCTGGCAACAGCGACTAATGGTGGAACACTAGTAGAACGTCTTTACATCGGTTATCGTGCTCTATCTATGGAAACAGTTTCTGTAGGTATTAAGCGTAACGAAGCTACTGTATTCCCAGTAACATTCAGACTACTTCCGTCAAACACCGAAACAGCTGCAGATGGCAACGCTATCTACGGTAAGGTTATCGACAGAGTTTACCTCTAGTAGTAAATATAACTAAATATCGTGTAATATGGTGGGTAGAAATACCCACCATATTGCTTTTACATAATAAATAGTAGGCTATAATGGACAAAGGAACAACATAGGAGAAAAATGGCTACCAAGATTTACGAATCAATTGAAATGGAACTACAAGATGGAACAATCATTACTGTAAAACCATTAAACTTAAAGAACCTACGTCAGGTTATGACGAAATGGAGAGAAGTAGAAACAAAGACTACAGAAGACGAGTTTCTAGACCTCCTACTTGATTGCACATCTATTGCAATGAAACAATTCGCACCAGAGATTTCTGAAAAGGAAAAGCTAGAAGAGGCTTTAGATCTTCAGTCTATGTATAAAATATTGGAGGTTGCTGCAGATATCAAGCTTAACGACCCAAACCTGCTAACGGCAGCTCAGGAACTAGCTGGAATGAACTAGACCTAGCTGCCCTAGAATCGGAAGTATTCCTTCTGGGTCACTGGAAAGACTATGATGAACTTGAATCAAGTCTTTCTATGCAAGAATTGATAGCTACATTAGGTGCGATGCATGAAAAAGAAAATCGTCAAAATAAGTTTTTAGCTGCCATACAGGGAATTGACCTGTCTGAAAACAGCCCTGCTCAGTCATCTGCAGATGCTCCATCAAGCCTTTCAGAAGTTACTGCAAGAGCAGAAAGAAGATTGGGTGGAAGTCAAGATTCTGCATATGCTTTAGAGTTTGGCATAAGTGCAAGTGATGGTCTTGGATATCAAGTGCTTGGATTGGCAGATGTAAATGGCTAATATTAATGCCCAATTTAATTATTCAGCTAACTTTGGTCCAGTTATTGGACAAATGCAAAAGCTTACTGCTGAAGCAAACCTATTAAATAATACATTACAAAATCTTGATAAACAGTCTGTAGGATTAAAGTCAAACCTTGCAGGTGCATTTGCATCTGATCTTGGAAAGATCGGTGGCTACAATGCTAAAATGGTTGAACTTACTGATTCTGTTGATCAGTTTGGACAATCCCTTTTAAAACAAAAACTTACCCTAAAGGAATATGCCAAAGAAGCTATTGGGGCATTTACTAAATCTTCTAATGCACATAAACTTGCTGTTCGTGAAGTAGCAAGAGAAATGTCTCAACTTGTCACTCTTGGCAAGGGTATGGATGGAAAACAAATGGGTATGATGATTACCCCTGCAACCATTAACCTTAAAGACTTTAATACTCAACTTGCTGTATCTCAAAAACAATGGTCTATCTTTAATGCTCTTGTTCAAGATGGGACTACCCATTTAATTAACTTTGGTAAAAATACTCAATGGGCTGGTCGTCAGATTACTGTTGGTCTTACCGTTCCTTTAACTATTTATGGAAATGCAGTGTCTAAGATTTTCCGTGAAGTAGATGCAGAACTTACACGTTTCCAGAAAGTTTATGGAAGTGATTTAATGAATACCACATCTAATGCTACCGAGAAAATGGTTGATGATGTTCGTAATCTTGCTATAGAATTTTCAAAATCATTTGGAATTGCAGCAAAAGAAACAGCATCCCTAGCTGCTGACCTTGCAGCAACAGGCTTAGAAGGACAAAAGCTTCTTGCTTCCCTAAGAGAAACAACTCGCCTTGCAGTTCTTGGCGATGTTTCAAATCAAGACGCAATGAAAACAACTTTATCTTTACAAAACGCATTTAAAATAAGCACCGATGAACTTGCTAGTTCCGTAAACTTCCTTAACGCAGTAGAAAACCAAACATCTCTTTCTCTACAAGACTTAACAACAGCAATTCCAAAAGCTGGACCAGTTGTTAAAGCCCTTGGTGGAGATGTTAAAGATCTAGCCTTATTGATGGTAGCACTTAAAGAAGGTGGTATCTCTGCAGCAGAAGGTGCAAATGCTTTAAAGTCTGGTATGGCATCTTTGATTAATCCAACAAAGCAAGCATCTATAACTGCAAAACAATATGGCATTGATATTAATGGAATTGTTCAAGCAAACCGTGGACAACTTATGCCAACAATTATTGCTTTTCAACAGCAACTGCAACTACTTGATGATTTTGGTAAAGCACAAGTTATTGAAAATGTTTTTGGTAAATATCAGTTTGCTCGTATCTCAGCACTCTTTGATAACTTAAATGCTAGTGCTTCTCAGACAAATGCGGTACTTGGCTTGATGGGTAAATCAAATAAAGAACTTGCAGCAACAGCATATCAGGAAATGGACACTTTGATGAATAGTTCCTCAAAGCGTTTCCAAAGAGCTATTGAAGGAATTAAAGCAGAGTTTATTTCTATTGGTTCTTCTATTACATCTTCAATTACACCAATTCTTGAAAATGTTACTAGTAAAATTGCAAAAGCTATTGAGTTTTTTCAAAATCTTCCAAAACCAGTTAAATCATTTATTAAGGTTGCAACAGGCTTAACTGCTATTGCTGGTCCAATTATTATGATGGTTGGTATTTTCTCTAACTTCCTTGGATATATTGGTAAGGGTGCTATGGGTATGGTTAATCTTGGTAGACGTATGGCAGGTATTCCAACTCAAAAGTTTGAGATGCTTACTGATACCCAAATTATGGCTCAAAAGGCAACGAACGAACTCTCCCTATCTTTTGATAGAGAAAGATCAAGCGTTGAAAGACTTAATCAAGCACTTGGAATTTATAAGCAAAATCTTGCAGATGCTATATCTTTAAATCCAGCTTTTGTAAATAGACAGATGCCTTTGGCAGCTCCAACTACCCCACAATTAAGAATGGGTGGAAGAATGCCAGGATATTCAAACAATTCTTCTGCTTGGGTTCCAGGTTCTGGAGATGGAGATAAAGTTCCTGCAATGCTTGAGCCAGGAGAATATGTTGTAAATAAAAAAGCAGCAGCTAAATATTCTGGAACATTAGATCAGATTAATTATCAGTCTGCACCACGCTTTCAAAAAGGTGGAAGAATGCCAGGATATGCAGATACATCTACAACATTTAATTATGATGCAACCTATCCATACGATGGATTTAAGCTTGACCAGTCAAAACATTTAGTTCTTGCTAATGGAAAAGTTATGCTTAAGGCTGACTATGATAGAATTTCCTCTCAAGGTGGAAGATTACCTGTATTAATGAGAGACGATATGAATCCATATCTTAACGAAAAATATGAACCTAGTTTGAGATATAATCTTGGTGGTGAAAATCCATTTGTTGGTCCACTTCCTCAAGTTTCTTATCAAGCAATGGGCAGAGCAGGAGTAGGTGGATCTCGTAATGTTTATGGGTATCCTTTTAAAACAGAACAAGAAGCAGGTGTATTTTCTACACTAAATAGTACAACTTTTGGTGCTAATCAAGGTGGATCAAAAACTTCTAATATTGCAAGAAGTATTAATGATCCACAGCAACAGGCATATGCAGACTGGATAGCTGGACATAATACAAATCAGTTTAGAGCTGGAACAGGTGTTATGAAAAGACTGCAAATGGAAGGTCATCGTGAGCAAATGCTTAATAGTATGTCTCCGATATCTCAAAGTATTCCTTTATTTAGAGGAACTGTTCTTAAAGAAAAGGGTGCTAATGAATTTTCAGGTGTAGGTGCTAGAGAACTTCTAATGTACATTAAGAACGGAATGTTTGAAAAGGCTATGGGTAAGAAAATCCAGTGGTCAGATATGCAATCATTTTCTACTATTCCAGATATCTCAAACTATAATAAGTTTATTGAATCTTGGACAAACCCTTCAAATACTAATTCAAAGAAGGCAGTAGATAGACAATTAGAGTCTATGGCAATGCTTCCAGTTATATTTAGATTAGCAAGTGCTCAAGGACAAACTGGCTTTAACATATCTTCAAAGGCTATGGTTCAAGAAGTTATGGGAAGCCCTGTTGATGAAAAAGAATGGGTATTAAATAATCCATCTGGAACTATTACTGGTATCCGCCAAGATATGGGTACAAAGCACCACATTATTGATCTTATGCAAAAGGGTGGTAGAGTACAAAGCCATGCTGAGGAGTCAAAAGATTTAAGTGAAGCCTTTGAAACCTACAAAATAGGATATAGTGGTTATGAACCAGAAGGACATGACTATTTTGAATTAATACGAGACTATGGAAAGGGTGCTGGAGCATCAGTAACTCTTAGACCAAGTGATGTTGTTAAAAATGGATGGTTGATAGATAAGGCATTCTCTAGTGGTGCTCCTCAAACAGCAATAGTTGAATTAATGGTACAAGCAAGAAAAATGGTTCAAGAACAAGGTGGAGACTTATCTATAAGGGCAATTAAGAATGAAGGAAGCTATTCTACTTTTAGTGCACCTATGCTTTTAGCAGCAGAAAGAATGGGTCTAATCTCATTTTCAGAAGAAGAAAAATTACAATTATCTGGTGCTAATCAATATACTATGCAAGACTTTCTGGATGGTAAAGATCCAGAAGAAGGTATTCAACAAAATATTTCAACTAAACAAACTGCGGAAGCGGCTATAACAGCATCTCTTAAGTTTGTTAAAGGCTTTAAGCCAAATAAAAGAGGGCAAGATGAAACAGTAGAAAAAATAGATCCTTTGCCAAACTGGAAAAAAGAATTTTTAAGACAAAAGAGTATACCTTTAAAGAAGCAAATGGGAGGTAGAATACAAAGCCATCAAGATGAATCATTTAGAGCACCGTTCCAAAAGACAGACAAAGAATATGAAACTGTTTACAAGTGGATTTCTGGAGAACTTGATTACTTTAGACAAAGAAAGAATGTAAAGGGTCGCTGGACTGATTCTGAAAAGTTTGACGCAGAAAGATACCAGCAACTTCTTGGCGTAATGCGTTCTGTTCCAGAGGGAACACGAATGATGAGAGGCTCTGTTCTTAATCCAGGAATGTCTGGAGAAATGTCTAAAGAAACCCAACTTGCAATGCTTACTGCTATTCAAACTGGTGATTATGGAAGTCTTTATGGAATGGAAGTTTCATTTAGTGATTTTGCATCTTTTGCTTCAAACTTTATGGGTGAACAGTATGGTCCTAGAGGAGCAAAGGGAATAAGTAAGTTTTCACAGGTCGCATACAACAAGTTATACAGAGGTGTGCATAGTAGAGATACTGAAAGCGGTAGGTTCTTTGATGACATTGAACGTCAAAGGGCTATTGGAAAGGAATCAAAATATGGTTCTTCTCCAGTTATGTATGATTTTACTGCTGGACCAAATACTCAAGGTAGAGATATTTCTATGGGAGACCCATCAACAGGAGCACCATATCCAAAATATAATGAAGGATGGGTATCTGATGTACCAGATGGTATTAATGAAATCCTTACATATGGAGCACAAGGATCAATTACTGGGGTATCTTCAGACATCCAATCACGTCAACCAATTATTCACATGCAGGGTAAACAAATGGGTGGAAGAATTAATGGATATGGTGATGACTCAAAGGAGTTAGCTGAGTGGACTTCTGGGGGAATGAAGGGTGTTAGAGGTAATCTTTACAAGTATCAAGCATTAACCAATCAGGCATCATCTATTCCTGCAGGAATTAGACTTGGAAGAGGAACAGTTTTAAATCCAGGACTTTCAAAAGAACTTTCTGCAGAACAACAAACAATGCTTTTAGCTGCTATTCAATCTGGTGACTACTCAAGCGTTATTGGAAAAGAATTAAACTTCAGAGGTCTTAATTCATTCTCTGAAAGTTCTATTGGTGCAAAGTATTCTACTGAGAACAATTATCCTATTAGCAGATTTATGGATAATGCTCTTGCTCCATACAGTGCTGTTGGTCAATCTGGATCGTTAGCAAAAGCAGTGGCAAGTGAATTGAAGGTAGGACCAGCAGGGTACTCTGGAGCATTCTTTGATTTTACTACTGGTAAAAACACCAAAGGTATTAATGCTGGACTAAGGTCATTAAATCAGCTGCAAGAAACAATTCTTAGCTCCCCATCTGGAAGAATTACTGGTGTCTCATCTGATACTCAAAAAAAGAAACCGATATTCCATATTCAAGGATACCAATCAGGTGGAAGAATTAATGGATATGCAGATAAGTCATTAAGTAAAAAAGATTTAGCTTTCCAAACAGCACTTGAAGCTGGAGTTCCGATTAACTATCTTAATAATGCTGTATTAAGATTTCCAACTTCTATAAATCAAGCTTGGAGAAATAGTGGAGTTGTTCCAGGAAAAGACATTATAGGTGCTTTAAAAAATAAAAAACTTAATCCATTAATGCTATTTAAGCACTATCTTGGAAAAAATATTAATCCATCATTTGAAAATCAAGTTGTTTCAAAAGTTAATCCAAAAAATAATTATTCCGAAGACGCTTTTGCAAAAATATTTAGACAGCAGCTTTTTGCTTCTCATCCAAAAGATGAGCAAAGAAAAATTATTGATCAAATCTATGCTGCATCGGCATGGCGTATAGACAAAAAAGACTTAATTGGAACAGAGTTTGAAGAAAATATTAAAGGAAGAAAGCTAATCGTAGATGGCGTAGAAATTCCTATTAGAGGAACAAGAACTTTGCCAGCACAATATGGAAGCTTAGAGCCTTTTGAAAATTTAAGAAAGAAAAAAGATTTTGGTTTTGCTGCACCAGGAGTCCAAGCAACACATGTTAATCAGAGCGGTTCTGTTAAACCTTTCAGACTTAAATCACATGCAACTGAAACAACTTCTTGGGATAAGAAAGCAGCAGCACCTAAAGCATATGCAGGTGTATTGCAAGGTATTCCTAATTGGGCTACAAAGGCTAATGAATATAATGCTATTGTTTCTGCACTACAAAATGCAGGTGTTCCTCAATCAGATAGACTTGCATCATTCTATATTCAAGATGTATTAGCACATATTAATCCATCCACCACAAATGCTAATGGAATATATGAAAAGGTATGGTCAGCAGCTAACTTGATGAAAGACTCTCAAGTTTACAATGTATTCCTTGAGACTTTAAACAGCAGAAAAGATATTGGTGGATTATTAAATCCTTCCACCGTCTCAAGAGTTGCAGGTGCATCTGGATTACCAATGCCAGTAGTTCAAGCAGAACTAACAAAGATTGCAGATGGTGTTCATCCAAATACCGCAAACGGTGCAAAGGTTATGATGACACTTGCAAGAATGTTCCCATCTAGAACTTCTCCAGGAATGCCAATCGCTGTTGCAGCAGGTATGGGTGCAAGATTACAAGGTAATTTCTATGACACTCTTGGACAAAGAGCATTACCTTCAAGCCTTCCAAATACAACTGTAAGGGCATATGATCCAAAGGGTACTGGAGCACCAACATCTACTACACAAGGCTCTAGAACAGCCTCTAGTGGCATTGTAATGCCATCTGGAGCTATTAGACCAGGAATGGTAATGCCAAACATTCAAAGTATTCCATCAGCAGCAGGTGGATTTGAGTTTTTGCCTACTTTTGGAGGAGATCCAATAGCTGCAGCAGCACTTGCTGTTGGTCTTGGTGGATTGCTTGCAGGAAAAGTTTATAGAGCATTAAAAGATGAAGTTTCTTACGAAAAGAATTACAGAAAACATCAAAAAGAAATAAAAGAATATCAAGGTTCTAGACGTGCTACCTGTGGTGATTCTGGTGGAATAATTGCTTCTGGAAGACCTTGTAGTAACCCAGTTGATAATCTTGGTGAAAGATGCTACCTTCATAAAAAACAACCGATGACTGACGAGCAAGCTATTAAATTGACTTTGATGAAGGTAAATAGTATGGGAAGAGTTGTTAATCCAACTCAACCTAAAAAACCTTTTATGTCTTTTGATAGAAACACTCCTAATACTGGACCATTTATATCAAGAGTTAAGGGTCAATCTGGTGGAACAGGAACATCTGCAACCGTTAAGGTTGATGGAATGGGTAATGTATTGTCAAATGGCATTGATGATATGGTTGCAAATACTATTATGGGTCAACCTATTGCGGTATCTAGTAAGGAACTTCTTGCAATCGGACCAAACGGTGGTATTGCAGGTGTAACATCTCCAGGAGATGAAGCTAGAGGAAAGATTGTTCATCCTATGGGAACAGCATTAATGCGTGGAGGAAAGTTTAAACAACAAAGGCTTAAGGGTTTTGCTGACGAATCAATGACAGAACCTGTATATCAAGATCAAATATCTGGTGGAAGAATGGATAATTTTGGTAGATCTATGTCGCTAATGATTGGTGGATTTAACTCAGTAAGGTATGCCCTTGAGCAGTACACATCTGAAACTAATTATGCAACTGATCGTGTTGGAAAATTCACAGCAAAAATGAATCTTGCTGTACAAGCAGTTTCTATGGCTTCACAACTCGCTCAAGATGGTGGTGCTCAAAGACTTCAAAGTTTTGGTAGAGCTATGGACTTTAGCCAGATAGATGCACAAAATAGAGATCCAGCAATGATAGCAAGAATAGAACAAGTTAAAAAAGCAACAGCAAGATTACAAAGTATTTATGAAGCCCAAGGCGTTGAGGATGCTGAAACTAGAGCAAAAACTAAGGGAGCTGGAGCAGTCTTTGGAGCACGAATGAACGATCTTGTAGACAATAAAGGATATTCTCCAGATGAAGCACAAAAATTAATGCAAAATAGGATTAATTTTGATAGTGGTAAGATTACTTCAAAACTACCAACAAAAGTAGGAACTGGTTTGGGTAAATTATCAGGAATGCTTGGTGGTGGATTAGCTAAATTGGGCGGTCCAGGACCAATGATGGCTTTACAAGTTGGAGTTATGGCTGTTACAAAAGCCGTTGAAATATATCAGGCAGAAATGGTAAAGGCAAGGGAAGCAGGATCTGGTGCGTTTAAAGAGCCACTAGAGACAGCAAAGTTACTTGGTGTTGAATTAAAGTCTTTAACAGCAGATACAGAAAGATATGCAAAGTTTGCAGAAACACTTTTTGGTTCTCAAGGGCGTGGTGCTTACGATAAAGTTTTTGCAGAAACAGTTAGAAAAGACTATGGAGATTTCTTAGATATTCTTGGTAAGTCTGTAACCAAGCAAGAGCAAATGAATCAACTTACAAATGTTTATAGTAATCTAATTCAAAGAGGAATGGATCCAAAAAATGCTAGAGACCTAACTGCTGAAATAGCTAGGCAAGGTCTAGCAATGACTGCATTTAATGAAATTCAAAATTCTTTTAGTTTAAAAGACACCCCTGCTGACGCAATGAAGATGCAAACACAATCACTTGAAAGTCAAATTGGAGTACTTCAAGACAGATCAAACCAGTTTGGTGTAAAGGGACAGTGGAATGGACAAAACCTTGGTGAGTTACAACAGTCACGAGCAATGAATGAAGACGTAATGTTTGAAGCTTTGGGTGCCACTGGAGACGGTCTTATGGATAAAGCAATCAGAGGTTATTTTGGAACTAAGGGTCCTGGCGGATATATTGGTGGTGGAGGTGCAATAACTTCCTTAATTGCACCATTCCTACTTGATGCAAAAACAAAAGAACAGATAGCAGCACAAATTGGTGCAACATTAAAGGGAGCTTTTGCAATAGCTGCACAAGATCCAGTTGCTTCAAATGAGGCAGTAAATGCTATTGTTGCAAACTTTAAAAATGCAGATACTACAAAAATACAAGAAGAAGTAGGAAAACTTGCGGAAGAATTTGGTTTTGGTGATCTTACAAATACTGGAATGTTCATAGACTCTGGTGCTTTTACAAGTCTTGGAACAGAAAGCCAGAGCCTTTTCTTAAATGCATTAAAGGCTGGTCTTGGTCCAGAATTAGATAAGATGCTTGCTGACGGTGACTTAAGCCCTGAAGAAGAATCAGCACTAAAACAAAAAACCTTAGAGGCTATGGCTATCATGAAGATAGATGTAGAAATTGATTTACAGATTGATGAAACAACAAAGCAACTACAATCAGTTCAGGATGAATTAAATAAACTTTTTGATGTCGCATTAAAAGGAAAGCAAGAAGAAATAGTTGCTGAAGACAAACGTCATGAAAATGCAATGAAAAATCTTGATAATGAGTCTCAAAGATTAAATGATAAAAAACAACTACTACAAAGAAATACTGACTATTACATTAAAGAACTTCAAAGAGAAAAACAAGCAGAAGATTATTATGCTGGTCAAAGAGATACCGCCCTTCAAGGATTAAGTGCAATATCTCAAGGAGATGTTTTTGGATTTATTGGTGCACAGATGAAAGCTGCATCAACTGCAGATCAGTTTGGTCGTGATAGGTCTATAGAGTCTATTCAAGAAACTGCAGATATTGCACAACAAAAACTTGATGATGAACTAAAGGCTGTTGACCTAAGAAAACAAGCAGAAAGTGAAAGACATGCTTTAGAAATAGCTAACATTAACCTTGAGATTGAGGCACTTAATAAAAAGAAAGCTACTGCAAGTGGAGACATTCAAAAAGCAATAAAGCTACTTGAAGAAGCAAAGGCTTTACAGGGATCAAAAGATCCAGAAGTTATTAAGGTTTATAATGAAAAAATTGCACAAGCATATCAGGCTGCTGGCACTGCAATAGATCAAGCTAAGGAAGCAGCAGGATTTGTTGACAAGACTGGTCTTTCTCCAGACCTTCAAAAAGAAATGGATACTGCTCAAAAAGACACAACAAAAGCCCTAGATACCTTCTACAAAGATACTGATACAGCAATGCAGTATATTGCAAATGGTGGTGAAGGGGGATGGGATATTCTTCTTACTGGAATGTCAGAGGCTACTAAAAAGATATTTGATGATACCGCAAAGAGTCTTAATATTGATGCCAATTCTAAAGAGTTTAATTCAGCTGCAAATTTCTTAGCTGCTGCAATTAATTCTGGAACTACTATGACTTTAAATGGATACAGAATAGTAACTAATTCTTCAAATCTAAGAGAAGACAATGTAAAAGTTAAACAGGCTTCTGGAGGATATATTTCTGGTCCAGGAACTGGAACATCAGATTCAATACCAGCAATGCTTTCAAATGGAGAATATGTAGTTAATGCTTCTGCAGTAAAAGCATACGGACCACAACTTATGAATAGTATTAATGCCAAAAAATTTGCTGTTGGTGGAATGGTTGGATCAATGCCATCAGCATCTTCTGCTCCAGGTTTTGCTGGTGGGGGAAGCGTTCCTATGCCAACTATATCTGCACCATCTAGTCCAAAATATAATATTCCTTCTGCAGGTGGAGGAATGGCACCATCTCCTATTGCTCAAATGGCTCGTGGTGGAATGATGAATGCATCTTCCAGTGATAATAGTTCTTCTTATAACTTTAACTTTAATGGTGCAGGAATGGATATGGTTATGAGCCACGTTAATAAAGCTGTTGGTGGTAGAATTAGTAGTAATTCTAGGAGAATTGGTTAATAATGGCTTTTGAGACACTTGCACAAAAATATTTACGTCCATCTTTAATTGTTTGGTCAGACTCAGAGCCACTAAACGGTGCAGATCCAAGTAAGTGGGATTTAGGAGAAAACTACCTATATATATCAGATAACAATAGAGCAGAACTTTCGGTATCTTTTGAGCGTATTGAGTACAAGCAAAGAATGATTAATGGAACAATGAGATCCTATCACGTTGCAGATAAAAAGAATTTTTCTACATCTTGGGAAAAGCTTCCTTCTAGAAAAACAGAAGTAACTGAATATTCTGCATCTTCAAATTTTGCAGGTGGACAAGAAATGCTTAAATGGTATGAAGAACATACTGGAGATTTTTGGATGCTATTAGTATATGACGTAGATAGCACTGTTGCAACAACAGACATAAAGAAGAATGTTGAAAAAGTAAATGTATTTTTTGGTGATTTTTCATATAACGTAACTGATAGAGGTCAAACAACAGATTTATGGAATATTAATCTTTCATTGGTGGAAGTGTAAATGTTAAGCACTGGAAATAGTAATTTAGATAAGTTAATTAAAAATGAGATCGCTTCCAAAAGCAGCCTTGACTCAGTACATCAAGTTATTGCAGAGTGGAACTATAATGCATATACAGAAATGGATAGCATTGGATGCTTTAAAACAAATGCAGTTGACTCAGCATCTTTTGACGATGGGGTACAGACAGAAACATATACTTCAGATAATAATACTGTAGTAGCAGAACCAGATATTAAAAGAATTAAGTATACCCCACTGAAAGATATTTTTGGAATTAACCGTCCTAATCCAGGAATCATTCATTCTGTTTATAATAATCTTGCAAGTAATAATAAAAAACCATTAAATGGAGATGCTGATCCATTAACTATTTCTAGAATATTTAATATGATTTCTGAAGATACCAGACTTTACCCTATGTCAAGAAATTCTCAATATCGTTATTGGAACTCTGCAAGAAAAGTAAATAAGACTTTGGTTGGTGTATCTGCATTAGATAAAAATATAAATCATGCAGCACCATTTATTAAATACAAAACAGAGATAAGTGCTAATAAGATTGTTGTAAAAACACAGAAACATTTAGGATATCCTTTAGCATACCGAATAGATACTTTTGATGGAGCAAACTGGTCAACTGCATATGAAGCAACAGGTACCTCAAAGCAAATACAGTCATTAAGCCATACAAACGGATATTACACTTTTGTAATGCCAAGTGATCATGGAATCAAATACCTAGATGATGTATTATTGTCAAGAAATGGTCTTTACTATACAGTTTCTGCTGTTTCTGAAAACAATGTTACATTTTATTCACCTTTAGATATTGCTGGAATTACAGCAGGAGACACTTTGACGGTAACTAATATGTATGATGGCAAAATAGACATATATTATGATCCTGAAAACGGTGGTTCTTGGGGAAGGTATACGCCATACCTATATAATGCAGACGAAAAAACTGTTACCGATTTTAGTACTACAAATAATCAAACTAAGAAGATTAAAGGTCTTAGGTTTGTTGCAACTAAAATGTCTGAATCATATATCCCATTAGAGGTTATTGAGCTAAGTCCAAGACTAGTAGCAGATATAACTAATACCGTCATAAGCTTTGATGTAAATTCATCAATCGGTCAGTCTCAATATGGTCTACCAGTTGGAACAATTATTTCATCTTCTGGTTCTTTGAAGCTCTCAAACACTGAAAGATTTTTTAATAAAAACAATGAAAACTCCATCCTTAAAGATATTTTAAGACCAAATGTTCAGGTAAAGCTATATCAAAAAATGACAATAACTGGTATTAATTATAGATTTCCCTTAAAGGTTATGTACACAGGAATGTGGAATGAGTCTCAGGATATGACAGTTGACACTCAACTAGAAGACTATTTTAAATTTTTTAGAGAAATGTCTGCTCCAGATTTAATGTCTGCTAATGCAAGTGGAATACCAACATCTGTAGCAATCTTATTACTGCTAGACAATATTGGATTCAATGCTTATAAGTTTCAAAAGACTTCAAATGATGCAGATCATGAAGATGTTATTTTAGATTATTTTTATTGTAAAAAAGAACAAACCGTCCTTGAAGTTCTTGAAGCTATTGCGGTTTCAACTCAGACATCTATTTATATAGACTATGATAGCTATGCAGATAATGAAATAATTGCTATGACAAAAGAAAGAATGCTTGCTTCAAAAGAAAATAAAGACTTCTGGTTAATAGGTAATGATGGAACAACAACAAAGAATTTAGACTTTTTTGGAGGAGCAGTAACAGAGGTTGACTTTATTTCAAATATTTCTTCTTTTCAAGAAAATATTGAAGCACCAGTAACAGACATTAATGTTCAATATGCAGGTATTGGTTTAGAAAAAGCTAGTGTATTGCTTCGTGGGCTGGATATGGATAAGAAAAAAGATATTTTGGAGGGTCCAACTTTTGGAGCAAGTGCTGATGGAAGAGACTTAAGGTATGCTCGTGATAAGGTCTGGACCCCATCAACAAATAAAGATAATCCAGAAAATTATTTAGCTGCATCTGGATTAATTTCTAATATGTCTAATGTTGCACCAAAAACTTTATTTTCTAATACCGTAAAGAATGCTCAAAATAAATACGATGCCATTAGAGAGTTTTACAAGGTAGCTGGTGCCCCAGAATCAATGTGTATATATTTAGACAAAGAACTTATTAACACCTTTACTAATTCTTATTCTGGATACATATTAGTTGAAACAGAGCTTATTAGATACGAAGGAATTAGATTTTTAATATTTAATCCAGTAACAAAAAAAGCAAGTAGAAAGATTTTGTTTTCTAAAGAAGAATACTCTTTTGAAAGATCAAGGCTTGGTCAGGGCGGTAGCATAGAGCCAGAGGCATTGATTGTTTACCTTGAAATGAAGTCAAAAAACTTAACGCTTCCCCAAAAAGAATTTACAGTTGTTTCTGACGGTAGAGGTCAAAAAAACACAAAGGTTGAATCTCATAAAGGAATAAACACTGCAAAAGAGTTTTTATCAACGAATCCTGAATGGACAAAATTTGGTGGTCAGCTATATGGGGATAACGCTATATCCACAGGCATTGTAGATGCAGTAAAAGCAAGCAATGTAGTAGATACTCAAATTGGTAACGCTAGTATTGGTGAATCTGGAACAGTAAAAAGTGCAGTTGGTTACTTAAAGCTAACGGCTCCACCATCAAGTATTTCTGGCAGAGAGAAAAGCTCAATAAAAGAAAGTACTAGTATTAAAAGAAATTTGCCAATGAATAGCGTATCTGAGCAAATAATTACTGGAATTGTAAGAGATGTAAACACTCCTATTAGAAAAATTGGAACAAGAATGAGACTTGTTTCAAGTGTTCCAAAAAATGTTAATGCAGGAGAAAAATTAATAAAAGATGGAATTATTGCTGGTATTGGCTGGAACATAAATAAATCATCTGGAGATTTTTCTGGATATGTTGTAGAAATAGAAGAGGTTGGCACTATTGATGCTGCTTCTTTATTAGATGCAAAATATAGAAACTTAAGATTTTATAGAGTAAACTCAAATAACACTATTAAGTTTTTTGGAAATGCTTGGGTAAATGTTTCTGGAACGCCAAGCGAATATATGGACTTTGGTTCAGCCGTTGCAGATGCTACTCAAAAAGGAAAGTCTTACGCAACCATTTTTGACTTAGAGGTAACTATTAGAAAAAGTCCAAATAAGCAAAGAACCTACTATGAGGTGTCTTGGGAAAATCAAGTAGTTCTAGAGGCTAATGAACTCACTTCTGACATTCTTTCAGAAAGGCAAAACATTGCCTTGCTTACAAGAGGTCCTTCCGCAGCAATATATGAATATGTTTATGCTTTTTCATCTCCAGATGATGTTACTATTCCAAATTCAAGTTCTTTTGTTACAAAAAGTTCTAACGTAACTGCCTCACAACTAGCTGCTAGAGGGTTACTACCAGATGTTATTAAGATAAATACAGACTCCGATAAAGCTATTGAACTAAAGGGAATATTCGAAGATTTTGGAAAGATGGTTAGAGAGGTTAAAAAGTTTGATGTTAGGTATCAGTATCCTTCTTTAAGCCCAGCACTAGTAAGCCTAGCCGAATATAATCCAAACTATTATATATCAGACTTTACAACATCTTCTTTTGGATCATCCTTCTGGGTATATAATACTGCAAACGGTGCTATTCAAATTGATGAGTCAGCATTTACCCCTCTTTATGTTTCTGCTTTTACCCTTAAAGAAATTATGCCAGGAACTTTACAGTCTAGCAAATATGTTGAGGTAGCACAAGAAGATAAAACCCTAACGGACGGTTTTGATTTAAATAGACAGACTTACGGAAAGCAAGAAATAACTTTATCTGGAGCATATATTAACAACTTGGATCAAGCAAGAAGCCTTGCTGACTGGGTAGTATCAAATGTTTCAAAAGAAAGAAAAACTATAAATATAGGAATTTTTCCAATACCTATTCTAGAACTTGGAGATAAAGTTGGTATTTTGTATAGCGACAAGTTATATATGGATAGCAATAAATCTTATACTGTTACATCAGTATCTCATTCAATTACCCAATCTGGTCCACAGATGAATATTGAAGTTAAGGAGTGTATCTAATGGCTGGAACAGGAGCAGGAGGAAAACAGTCTAATAATTCTGGAACAGAAACAGGAGGAAGACAAGGAAGTGAAAATTCAGGTAAAGATATAGGTAATACTGCTGGTGCAACATCAGAATATTCTTTTTACCAAAATGTAACTTATGGTGCAACACCATATGGACTTCTTAATCCAAGCCAGCAAACTCTATATGGTGTTCTTAAGCAAAAAGTTGCATATGGCGGTCTTAAAGCATTAAATACAAAATCTATGCAGTCAATAGGTCAAGTGTTTGACCAGAATAACTCTAACACCTATCAATCAGCTGGAGAAAGAATAAATCCAGTAATTGTTAGCTCTATACAAGATATTAAAGATAGGGTCGGTAGTGCAAGCCTAGCAACTACTGATCACGGAAGAGAGGGTAATGCAAAGCTTCCTACTGGTATGTATCGTGATACTGGACAAAATAGATATTATTTAGTATTAGATAATAAACAAAAAACAAGTAAAAATCCACCATTAATTGGTGCTACGCCAACAACTTCATATCAGTTGCCTGTTGTCAAGCCAGAGATAAATCCAAATCCTAGTCCTCAAATAGATTTTCCTAAAGCTAGGAAACAGAAAAAACCAGATGAAGATTTAATCTTTAATTCTCCAGACTATAAGGCAACTTATGAAGAAGTAATTAGAGAGATGTCTCTTTCTTTAATTATGGCAGGAGACGATATTATATCTAACTATAATTATGAAAGCATTGACTCTTTGCCAGATATTGATGTTGAAATTAAAATTTCAGGTGGAGAATATCTAAACGCAAAAGAAGTAATTGATAAAGGATTGGGAGGTGAAATACTACAATCACTAATAGATGGAAGCATATCAAGTGAAGAGGCTGAAGCAGCTAATAGAATATTACTTTACTTAGAGGGTCTTATTGGAGAAGAAGCTACCTATTCTCAAAAAATGAAGTACTTTGGAAAGCTTTCTCCAAATAACTCTTCATTTACTCCTGGAGTTGCTAGAGATGGAGACTCACTACTTATTGACTTTAATGTTGATTTGCCAGATAGTTTTCAGATTCCTGGGGCAAATGAAATAAGGGTTAGATTTGATCCAGTTTAGTGCTAAAATATAGATTATGAATGGTATTTATAGAATTTACGAAGATGGAAAATTAATTAGAGAAGTTAAAAATAAGCTTACCTTGCTTGGCAGGTCTAATGCACTTAGTACAATGCTTGGACTTACACAATCTTTTGCAGGATCTCTTGGAGTTGGCATATCTTCTTTATCTAATTCAGATACTAAAGTTTTGCCAACAGGTGCTGTGTTTTTAAATATGACAGACTTAGACTATGGAGTAGGAAAATATCCAGTTACATCCACAAGTCTTGGTCAGGATTCAAGCCAAACAAAGGATGCACTTGTTTACACCGCAAGAATAACAGATCCAAGTAGATATACGATTTATGAGCTTGGTCTATTTAGTAATCAGATAGCAGGTTCTGTTGATGTTGATGCACTTTCATTGCTTGGGTTTGAGGGTGGTGACTCACTAAAGGAAACTGTATCTTCTGTAGATTATTATTTAGACGACACAAACTCTACCTATATCGCAGGAAGAAAGGCAACGTATGAAACTAATAATACCAACTATAGAATTGGATCAAATGCCGTAAAACTTTTGTCTGGATATTCTGTATTTATTAGTGATTCTGTTTTTAACTTAACAAACTTTTATTCTCCAGATAAACTTAAACTTGCTTTTTATGCAACAGGAACAAGCGTAGTTGTAAAGGTAAGATTTTATAATGGGGCAAATAACAACGCAGAATTTACATTTAACTCTGGGGCTGGTGTTGTCAACAATGCATATAATGTTGTGTCTTTATTAAAATCACAAGCAGTTATTACTGGAACTATGGATTGGTCGGTAGTTGACAAAATAGAAATATTGGTTTCTGGTGGAACAAATGCAATTCTAGATGGATTAAGAATTGAAAAAACAAAGCCTATTGATTCTATTGATGGTTTGGTATCAAGAGCGGTGCTAGATTCAAATACTAAGATTGACAAACAGGCAGGAAGCATCATTGACATTGAATACCTACTTACATTTGATTTGGATGCTGGATAATGCCTATAAATCTTAATGCTTTGGGATTAATTCCTTCCACTCCATATAATGTTTCTATTACTATGACAATTGGAGATAGAGAGATTGACAGTTTAAGGTCATTTTCTTCTACCACTCCTCCTATTTTTAATAAAAATCTTGTAGACTATGCTCCACAAAGTGCTATTATAACTAGAAATTTTGTAACCACAAGAGCAGCTCGTGCTGCACAAAATGATGTTGCTATAACAGGTACTTTTAAAATTCTTTCTATGGCAGCAAATTTTACAGGAAAAACTGTTGAGGGTACTAAGGTTCCAAAAAAATGGAGTGGTGGAGGACCATTAAATCAACAAGCACCAGTAATTCAATTAAAGTATAAGCTAGACAAAGATCTTACTAATGCAATTGTAGTTTCATCAAATCCTTCAGATATTGCTAAAAAATATTTATTAACCCCATTGACAGGTGCTCGAACAACTAAGAAAAAAGTTGTTTCAGTAGAGGTATCGGCAGCTGAACTTGGGTGTAAATGGAGTTCTATTCATAAAGAGTGGACTGGTGGAGTAAGAGGTGAAACATTTTGGAACAAGGGAAATAGGGATAAAAAAGGATTTGGTAAATATTTAACAGCCTATAAAGGAACTGGAGCATTCGGTGGGTCAAAAGATATTCCAGCGGTTACTGGAGTTAAAAGCCTTACAAGCAAACTGAGAACTTCTGTAGATCCAGCTGTTACACAGCTATTAGTTAATGGAGAAGAAATAAAAGATGTTATTTATTTTCTTTATTCTGACTCAACAAGTAATCCTCCAGCAGAAAGTAGCTATATCTATTTAGACTCATCTTTTGTAGCAGCAAGCGGAGTAAACACAACTACACAAGGCTGGACAAAAGCTTCAGGTAGAAACTTTAAGACTGGTTCAACTTATAATTTTCCAACATATTCAAACGCTGAGATATCTGCAAGAAGAGTAATCTCTCAGTCCCTAGTTGATGCAATAGTTTTTTCTAATACGTCTCAACAAGTAGATAGCGTAGAGGGAGAAGTTGATGGTTCTTTATCTTATCCTCAAAATGTTAATATAGCCTTTACAATTATAAGATATACTCTTACTGGAGACTCTTGGGCTCCTTCGTGGATTGGAGGGGAAACTAAGATGTCTTCACCAACATCGGCGGTTATTACATAATGGCAACAAATATAGAATTTTTAAGTGGAGTTTCAGATAATGCTAGAAACTTTTCTGTTATGCATGAGCAATTATCATCTATAAATTTTAGTGGATCTTTTGGAAAAACAATAACAACTAAAAAAGTAAAAAACCTTGAGCCTGGAGAAGTAATAATCAGTTCAGATCCAGGGATAGCAAACTCAAATGAAATATATTTAGTTTCTTTTTTAGACGAAGATACTATAGAAGATGGTTCAACCATATACTATATTTATTATTTAGACCAGGGAACCGCAGATCAAAAAAAGTATACTGTTGGATCCTCTGAGTCAGATTTTAGATATACTGGAGAAGAAGACATAACTGTTGAGGTTGAAGATCCTTTAAAAGTAGATCCAGGTTCAGCTGGTTGGGCTATTAGTAAATATGGAAACGCCGTATTTTCCAATGTTTATGTTCGTGGAGAAATTGAAGCTACCTCTGGAGAAATATCTGGCTCTCTTTCAATAGGACAACAGGGTCAGAGTAACATTATTTTAGGCAGTGGAGATTTCTTAGATAGTGATAATTTAACATACTATGGGTTGCTAATAAATCAAAACAACTACTTGCTTTCTTATAAAAAAGAAACTGTTCCATTTTCAATATCACAAATTCAAGTTATAGATACGGACACTATAGATTCTTCAACAAGCCTAGTTACTTTAAATTTAGATAATTCTTCTGGAATATTTACAGGAGTTGGATCAGAATTTTTAGAGCTTTATGGATTTCAAGGATCTTTAAGTTTTTTAAATAATTCTTGGGGAATTGCTGAGGTTACATCTTCATCTGTAAAAATTAATGTTCCAAGAGTTTTAGCAGGAAGCCATACTTCTTTTACGGTTCAACCACAGGCAAAACCACTTGTTTTAAATAATAGATTAAACATAACGAGTGTTTCTATTGCAAATTCTCCAGTAGTAAGTGTTTATTCTGCAATTTTTACAGCAGTGGGTCATAACTATGAAGAAGGAACCAACATTGTTGTTTCTGGAATTACAAATGCAGCTATATTAGGTTTAAATAGTGTTTTTTCTGTAGCATCAGTTAGTGGAAATACCTTTAAAGCAATAAATGTATCTGGAAATGTTGGTACATATACGACTGGTATAAGTTCCGCCTTAGTTGATAACGTCCTTGCCTTTGAAGATGAAACAAAATTTAGAGCTGGAAGTGCTGATAACTTTATGTCATATAGCAGTGAGCTAGATAAATTAATTGTAACTGGTGAAATCGTTGCTGATTCTGGTAATTTTGCTGGAGCTTTAACTGTAAATAATGGAACTATGAAATTTGGTAAAGGCGTTACAACAGGAAAAGATGGATTAAGGATTGATGCAAATAATTTCTGGTATTCAACTGGAGAGTTTAATGTTGGTGGGTCAGGTGGTATATCTTATTCTGGAACAGGAAATGTAAATATTGGAGGTGGTGTAACTGTAGGTGGAGATATTTCTACAGCAACAGGAACTATTACTGGTCAAACCTTTAGGACTTCATCAACCGCCACAACAAATGGTGTCATCTTTGACTCTGCTGGTGTTCGTGGATATAATTCAAGTGTTAAAAAGTTTGATTTAACATCATCTGGTATTCTTACAGTAACTGGTGCAAATGTTACTGGAGCAATTAATGCAACATCTGGATATATTGGTGGAGAAAGTTCTGGTTGGCAAATTACAACAGATACAATTTCATCTGTTGGCGGTACAAATAAAGTCTATCTTATTAATGGAAGTAACCCCAAGATATCAATTTCATCTAACAGTGCATCAAAAGGTTCATTTATTGCAGGAGATACCCCATTCTATGTTGATGGCGATGGAAGACTTTCTCTTGGAACCCAAATGTATTTTGATCCAAATGATACACAGTCTTTTGGCAAGTTAACCGTAATTGGAAGAATTTCTGGTGCTATTGATAACGTAACAACTGTTCCAACAGATAGCAATACCTTTAGTGTAAGTCAGGCTGTAATTTCAGGAACAAATCAAGCAGTGCTAACAACCACAGCCACCCATTCTTTTACTGCAGGAGATACTGTAGTTATTGCTAGTTTAACTGGTAATGCAGCTGTTGCAAATGGGGCTTTTGTAGTTTTATCTTCTCCAGCACCAACCTCAACAACTTTTGCAGTAACTGTTTCTAGCGGTACTAATGGAACAGTAAGTGGTCAAACTGGTACGGCAAAAATAAGAGAAATGACACTAGGTTTACATGCAGCACTAAGTGGCTCTCCTGCTGGATATGGCATTAGATTGGATGAAAATAATTATTGGTTTGTTAATAATCAGTTTAAGGTTGGAACTAGCGGATCATATTTTTCGTGGGACGGTGCAACTCTTGAAGTAAAGGGTAAGGTAACTTCAACTGATGGTGATATTGGTGCTTGGACACTATCTAACGAGGAACTATATTCAGACATTAGTGATACTGGAAATACATATAGAACTGGAATTAAGGCTGCAACTGGTATTGGTGGTGGCACATATACCCCATCTGTTTTTTATATGGTACATGATCATAATAATGCAAATACAGAGCCAGAATGGTCTGAATCACATACCCCATTCTATGCAGATAGCAATGGAAGATTTTCACTAGCAGATAGATTCTTCTTTGATCAAGATGTTAATGGTGCATTATCACAAACAAACCTAACAATTTATTCAGATGGTGGAAGAATCGGTGGAACTGCTGCAGATGATAGAGGATGGAGTTTTGGAAATGGTCTTTTGTATAGTGGAAATGGAACAAGTTTTGTTTCATTGGCAACTCCAGGAGCACTTCCAGACACAAGCCTAGCAAAAAATATGACTGTAACTAAAATGACGGTTGACTCAGAGGGCGATGGATATTCTAGTATTTATATTGAACTATACCTAGCCGATATGATAACCCTATTGACATCAAAAACTAGTTATACTTCAACACAGTTGTTAGATCAAGCTACATACTCTCAGGCTTTAGCCGAAGTATTTTCTAATGCACAAATAAAATTTTCAAATGGTGAAGGTGCAACTACTACCCCACTAAAAAATATATTTGATACTGCCTTAAACACAAGTTTAACGGATTTAGCAAATAGATTTCTTATTGTAAGAAATGTTTATTCAAATGCTACAAGCTTAAGTGGATCCTTTAATAATCGTGCAAATATTTTAGATGGATCAAGTTATATTTCTTCAGATAAAAAAATAAATCTTGTTATTTATGGTGAAGATTATGGTCTAGGAGCTACAGTTATTGATGAACAAGTTGTTGCAGGTAGCAATGGTTATCCATCAGATTCAATTGCACAAGTTTATTTATCTTCAGATAACTTGCAAAACAACGAATATGTTTTTTGGGCAGGAAATCCATTGGCAACAGAAGCACCAACATATATTAAAAACACAGGAGACATAAAGGCAAGAGACATCATAGCTGATCATACAATATCTACTAGCATGTCCTTAGCAGGACACCAAGTATTTATTTCTGCTACCAATCCAGCTGCAGAGGCTGTAGCTGGCGATATATGGATTGATATTTCTTAGGAGGTTTAAATGGCAACTCAAAATTTTGGCGTAGCAGGTGGTGGATATTCTAATTTAAGAGGAATTAATCAAACACCATATAGCGTTGGATCATCTGTAGCTTTTGCAACAAACAGAGTTGTTCAGCAAGTTTCTATTCAAATTGCTGGTGCAGGTGCAACATATAAAGCTAGAGGTGTATTATGGAACTCAACTGGATCAGCAGTTCTTGCACAATCAGCAAATACAAATATAGCATCAGATAACACTCCACCTTTTAGTCTAAAAGATTTTAATATTCCAAATACATACGTTCCAGCAGGAACATATTATGTTGGTTTTTGGAGAGACTCAACAGAGAGAGTTGAGTGGGATGTTCAAAATGGAAGCAACACAAGTAAAACTTCTGGAGGGTCTGGTGCAGGTAGCAGTGCTGATGCACTAGATTCATCTGGAACTGGAACTGTATATAGAAGGCTTATTGGTAGAATAACTTATATAGATGTTGTTGCTCCGCCCGAATCACCAACCTTTAATGCAGCAGCAGGAACTAACTCTATTGCAATGTCTTCTATAAATATTGTTAATGATGGATCTAATGGCTCAAACCCAGCATCATGGGCAATTTCATGGGAGTACGCTACAAAAACTTCATCAGCAACAACTTGGTCAACTTGGACAGCATTTACTCCAACTGCTTCAAGCACTCATAGCGTTACAGGGCTTGCATCTGGAACAACTTATGATATAAAAATTAGATCAAGAAATCCTGTAGGATACAGCCCTGAGTCTGTAATAAAAACAGTAACTCCATATGGTGTTGCTACTGTTACTGCAGCAACGCTAACATATGACTCTGGAACAAATTCTAATACAATCGCTTACTCTGCAAATAGAAACTATGGAACTATTAGCACAGTAAGAATTGATCGTTCTGTAAATGGTGCAGCTTATACGACTCTTTCGTCTAGCATAACAGCACCAGCACCAGATCCTTCTACAAATCAAACAATATCTGGTTCATATGTAGATTCTGCAAGCATTATTCCTGGAGGCACATATACTTATAGAGTTTATGTAACTAGCCAAGCAGGTTTGAGTGCATTTAAAGTAACAAATACTGTAACAACAATTACAAAACCTTCTGCACCAATAAACTTTACTGCAACATCGATTAATCCAACATCCATCGGGGTCTCATGGGCAGCCCCATCAGATACTGGTGGAAGTGCAATACAAAAGTATACGCTGTATATTGATTCTACCCAACTTGTTCCTCCAGTAAATCCACAAGATCAAGTAATTGGATTTACTGTAAGTAAAATTGTTGTGGAAGATAATGGCGGAGATCCAGTAGATGGATATTATTCTACGATATATATACATGCAAGCTATTCAGATTTAGATAATTTAATTTTAAATACTCTTACTAACTATACAGCACAAGACCTTTTAGATCCAGTTGTATATGATCAAGCAGTTACAGAGTTATTTTATGCCTCAGATGAGTTTGGAGATCCAATAAGATATATAAAATTTATAAATAGTCCAACTCAAAATTTATTTAATACTACATCCAATCCAAATTTAACACAATTAGCAGGTTTAATGTTGCCCGTTCAAGGTGCAGATAGAATTGAAGCTACAGGATTTGATGTAGACGGATTGGTAGAATTTGCTCTTGATCCATATGACGTATCAGAAAAAACTGTAGTATTTGAAATTTGGGGAGAAAGCGTTATTTACTATTTGCCTGTTGCAAATGAATTTATTACAACTGGTAGCAATATTGGTAAAACAGTAACATCCTATCTTCCACCATCACAAGTAGCAGTGCAGTCAAGAGCAATTGTTAGTAACAATATATCACCATCAACATTTTCTTATAACATAACAACTGCATATGACTCTGTAAATAATCTTACTATTAATATAGAGCCAAATACTAGCTATAGTCTTGGAGTGTATGCAACAAATACTGTTTTAGATGGAACCCCAGCTACACTTGCAGTTACTACAATTGGTGGTCTTCCAAAAATTTATATAAATGATGAGTGGGTATATGCTAAAATTAAGAAGAGAAATGCTACCAATGATGGATGGGATAATGCATATATTAAAGTTAGAAATCCAACGGATACTGACTGGACATATATCTAATCTTAAGGTATAATAATAAAGAGTAATTATAAGGAGAAAAAATGTCACAAGATAAGACACTTGAACTAGTTGTTCAAGAATTACAAAACCGTATTGGTCAAATTACTAGCCAGTATGAAACACAACTTGCTGTACTTAAAGCACAGGCACAACAGGCTATTGAAGCAAAAGATGCAGAAATTGTATCACTTAAAACTCCAGCCAAAGAGGAAAAGTCTAAGTAATGGCAGCACCACTAAGTGATGGAAATCCATTAACATATGATTGGCTTAACCTTTTAGTAGGAGAAGTTAATACATTGTCTACAACATCTGCATTGTCAAAAAATAATGTTAAAATTAAAATGTCTCCTAGACATTACACCACCTCTACAGTAACTAATACCGTTCAGATTGTTACTGGTAAGGCAACCGTAACTCTTGGTAAAGGTAAGACAAGAGGAAAAACTGCACCTATAAAATTTCAACCAACATTTTCCGCATCAGATGTTTTAGTTGTTGCAAATGTTAACTACAATGGAACTGATCCTGGCGTAGACGCTGTATGTTGGGTAACAAACATTGATGAGTCAGGATGCATGTTTTGGGTAAGACGATTTGATTCCCCAAATAAGAATCAGACAACGCCAGTAACAATTAATTATATTGCTATTGGTAAAGCAAGCTCTTCAACATAATAAAAACTATTGACATACCCCAGTTACTTTGATAAACTGGGGTACTGCCATTTTTTGGCATAAACAAAAGGATTAAAATGACAAACGATTTAAAGTGGATGCTATCCTCTGACCAGCAATTCCCATATCAAGATGATAAAATGATTGAACTTTGGTTTAAGGTTATGAGATGGTTCAAGCCAGATGTTGTGGATTATTTAGGTGATACTGATGATCAGGCTTGCTATAGCAAGTACACAGAAGGACGTTCAGCAGAGTTTTTAAAGATGCATAAAGACAATGAGGGTAATGCTATTGTTCCCCTTATGAAGCATGAAGCAAAATTAGCAAGAGACTTTTATACTAAGACTCGCAAAGTAGCAAAGAAGGCACAACTATTTTCAGCACTTGGAAATCACGATATTCGTGTATTTGATTATGTAGATGCAAAGCTTCCAGACTATATTGAAGCAACTACACCAGAGTCGTTATGGAACTTAGATAGTCTTGGCTATGATTATATTTATTACAATCAACCTCCTGCACACCGCTTTGGTGATATTCACGTTCATCACGGTAATGCTATTTCACAAAACGCAGGTGAGTCAGTTCGTAAAGATGTAGATAACTTTGGCGTATCTTTAATTCGTGGACACTCACATCGTGCAGGTGTATACTTTAACACCTATGAACTTAGAAATAGAGGTATGGGTGAAACATTGCGTGGGTATGAAATCGGTCATATGTGTGATGAAAAGTCTAAGGGTATGATGTATACAAATAACCATAATTGGCAGAAAGCATTTGCTATTGCACATATTGAAAATGGAGTATATCCACACATTCAACTTGTTCATGTATCTCCTGACTATGCCTGTGTAGTAGATGGCAAGTACTTTAAGGTTTAATACTATGCTATCATTTAACAATGAAATGCAAACTATGCAAAGGCAAGGTGATGGTAGATAGGGTATTTTCCAGTCACACCCATATAGAATTATTCTGTATGACGTGTGGGAAAAGATGGTCTTTCCACCACCCAAGCAACCATTCACCGTTTGTAAAATGGCTATATCAAAAAGAAAACGAACTGTCGAAGAAGACCTCGAACAGTTAAAGTCACCACAAAGAAGGCTATGCTTTCTTAATGATGAACTTCATAAAATTATACATATTGATCGTGTAAATAATATTGTAAGAACTTATAACTATTTACAAGATAGGCAAATGGCTTATCTTTATACAGATTATAAAAAACTTAGATCACCTGCCTATTCTATTAGGCTTGTTGGAAAGCTACTAAGTCGTAGTCCAGACTCAATAAGAAAAGCAATTAGGCGTGGTGATGTTAAAAAGCCATACCTTATGGATCAATATGTTCACGGTGTATATTATTTCTGTGAAACAGATATCTATAATCTAAGAGACTTCTATGCAAGTTGGCATACAGGAAGACCTAGAAAAGATGGTTATATTACACCAAGATATGATGTGCCAACAAAGAAAGAATTAGATGCACTTCTAGGCAAGTCTGAAATGCTATATATTAAAAATAAGAATGGGGACTTTATTCCCGTTTGGAAAGCAGAGGATTTCTAATGGCAAAGGGTAGACATTCTTACAAGAATAAACCACAAGAAGAAAAGGGCTTTACAAACCTGCAAGAAGATGCTATCCTTTACTCTATGATATGTTTAGAGGAAGCATTTATGATAGCCAGAAAACGCAAAGATGTTCAATCATTGATTTCCCTTGCTGACAAATGGTATGGTATCTCACAGGCTTTTGAATTAGTAGATGATAGAAAGCCAATGATTGGTTTTGGAGCAGGAGCAGAAAATGAGTAATACCGTTGTTAAGGTTAACCTTAAGTTTGTAAGAAACTTGGGTAACTATGAAAGTATGCACGTTGAACTTGGTGTAGAAGATTGGGTAAGAGATACCGATGCTAATACCGATGCTGCAATGAATAGAGTTTTTGAGTTTGTGGAAAGCAAACTTATTGAAAAAGTTAATGCGTTAGAAAAGGATCTAAAGCAGTGACAAAAAGTGAGGCAAACCTAGCTTTTGCATTACTCACATATTATTCAAAGAAGTTTGAAGATAGATATGGCAAGAAGCCAAACATAAATAAGTATAAAGAAAAATGGGCTGCCTCATCTATCCTAGAAGACTTTGAGTTTGACAATGCTAAGTTAATTATTGATTACTACTTTACCTTATCTAAAGAAGGACACCCACTTTCGTGGCTATTTAATAACTTTGATAAGTTAAAAGATTCAGTAGAATCAAACGAGCAAGATAAAATATTAAGAGCAGAGCGTAGAGCACAGACAATAAAGTTGAGAGAAGAGTGGTTAAATGGGAATGCGTGAAGAAGTAGAAGTAATCTCTTCTGTATGCGAGAATAAAGACATCCACGTTCTTTTTGAAAACAATGTGGACTATATGATGCAGTCCTGCGGTGATGTATGGGACTTTGTAAAAGAGTATTATAATGAAACTCGTCAAGTACCGCCATCAGATCTTTTGCAAACACGCTTTCGTGATTTTGACACAGTGCAAGATCCAGCACCAACTATCTATGCAGTTAATAGATTAAAAGAAACATTTCTAGATGAGTCACTAAGGACAACAGTTCGTAAGGCTGCACAGTTTCTTCAAGACAATCAATCTGGCAAAGCACTAAATACTATGTCAAGTGACATATCCTCACTTGCTAGAATTACTGCAAGGGTGAGAGACCTTGATGTAACAGATGTTGATGATGCATTACAATACTTTGAGAAGACTCGTCAATCAGCAATGAATGGTGATATTGGTATTCGATCTGGGATTGCTGCATTTGATTTGTGCTTGCCTATGGGTATTGCTAAAGGTCAGTTAGGTGTGTTGCTTGCGTATCCTGCTATTGGTAAGTCTTGGATGGCTTTGTTCTTAGCTGTAAAGGCTTGGCAGAATGGTCGTGTGCCAATGATCTTGTCTTTAGAAATGACAGAGCAAGAAGTTCGTAATCGTATCTTTACAATTATTGGTAATGGCAAGTGGTCACATCGTGCTATTAGTTCAGGTCGTGTAAACAATGATGAGTTTAAGGAATGGGCTGAGGGCAACTTAGTTGACAAGCCACCATTTAAGATTGTGTCAAATGACGGTGGTAGTGAAGTCACTCCAAATGTTGTTAGAGCAAAGATTGATCAGTATAAGCCTGACATTGTATTCATTGATTACTTGCAACTTATGCAAGACAATGCAGGAACTAGTTCTAATGAAACAGTTAAGATTAAGAACCTGTCAAGAGAGTTAAAACTATTAGCAATCTCTGAGCAAGTTCCAATCATTGCTATTGCTTCTGCTACTCCAGATGATGCAAGTGACTTAGAGAGCGTTCCACAACTTGGACAAGTGGCTTGGTCACGTCAGATAGCCTACGATGCAGACTGGGTATTAGCATTTGGTCGTAAGCAAAATACAGGTGTTCTAGAGGTGGCGTTTAGAAAGAATCGTCACGGTTTCTTAGGAGACTTCTATATAGATGCAGACTTTGATAGTGGTAAGTTTGAGGAAATGATGGACCCTGCAGACCTATTGTAATCTATAATGGTTATATGGAGTTCGCAGGACACAAGAAAATTAAAGAGTTTACCATAGATGGTCAGATCTATGATGAAGCTGATGTAATGCGTTTGAAAGAAAAGTATAACTCCATAATGGATCATTATCTTAGAAGTCAGGGATATGTTCCACATTTAGACCTTGACATAGTTTTTACTATAGATTATAATGGTAACTGGTTCGACTTTAAAATAACAATGTACGGTATTTATTTAGGAAAGGCAAAAGCAAAATGCTATATGGGAATAACAGGAAGCAAGCTAATTCCAATGACTCCTACGACCCAGAGCAAGTCAGAGAAATCATCACATCGTGTGGAGTCTCAATAGGCACTGAGTTAGATACTCACTTTTTAGTTTTCTGCCCGTTCCACAATAATCGTAATACTCCAGCGTGTGAAGTAGACAAAGAAAAAGGTTTGTTCCTTTGTTTTTCTTGCGGAGAAAATGGAACTATCCTAGACTTTGTAATGCGTACAACCAATAGAACCTACTTTGAGTCTGCTAGAATTATTTCTAATGCAGCAAAAGCAGGAGACTTTGTTCAAAAGATTGACAAGTCAATTATTCCAAAAGAAGAGTTTAATAAGTTTGATGATGCCACAATAGAACGCTTGCACACTTCCCTGATGCAAGACAATAAGGCTATCTCATATTTTACTGGTCGTGGCATTACAAAGAAAGCATCAGAGTTTTTTAAACTTGGATATTCAGATAAGCAAGATATGGTTACAGTTCCAGTATATTCTCATACTGGGATATGTGTAGGCTTTGTTGCAAGATCGGTAGAGGGAAAAGCATTTAAAAACTCTACAGGTTTGCCAAGAAGTAAAGTATTGTTTAATCTTAATAACTGCAAGTTCCAGGACATTGTAGTTGTAGAGTCATCTTTTGATGCCATCCGTTTGTGGCAATTAGATATACCTGCCGTAGCAACGCTAGGAGCAAATGTAGGCACAGTTCAGTTAGCCCTGCTAAATAAGTATGCCAATACAGTTATCGTTGCTCCTGATGGAGATGAGGCTGGTAATGAGATGGTCTCAAAGCTTATTAGAGGTCTTACTGGTAAAGATATTAGAGTAATGCAAATACCAGAAGGTAAAAAAGACATTGGTGATATGACAGATGAAGAAATTAATGGTGCATATTCACAAATAAAAGCACTTGACTTAGCACTCAATATCTGATAAAATGTTGTAACAGACCCACATATGGGGTCAAATATTAGGAGAAATATTATGGCAAGTATTACGGGATTAGCAAATATCCAAAAATTAATAGAACGTCCATCTCATTCAGATGGTCCAAAGGCTCGCTGGCTAAAGTTAGAAGATGGTCAGTCAGTTAAGATTCGTTTTCTAAACGAAGTAGATCCAGATTCAAAGAGTTACAGTAAAGAAATGGGTCTAGCGATTGTTATCGCAGAACATACAAATCCAAAGGATTATCGCCGTAAGGCTCTTTGCTCTATGGAAGAAGAGGGCAAGTGCTATGGCTGCGAAATGCATAGGCGTGATCCAAAGGCTGGTTGGAAGGCTCGTCTTCGCTACTACACAAACGTACTAGTAGATGAAGGTAATGGCGAACAGTACACAGCCATTTGGTCTCAAGGTGTTGGTCCAAAGTCACCGACTACAACAACGATCATTGAGTATGCTTCTGACACTGGAGGAATTTCCAATGTTATCTGGAGACTAAAGCGTAACGGCACAGGTACCCTTACAAGCTATTCATTGTTCCCTGTTGCAACAGACGAGAAGCCTTTTGACTTCACAGGTATCGAAACCTATGAACTTGAAAAGACAGCAACTCGTCAAGTTAAGTATGCAGAGCAAGAGTCATTCTTTATGGGTCTTGAAACTGAGGAAACAGCTAGTGCGTCTGTAGATTGGTAAAAGCCACTTGACAGACTTGGGGGCGGTAGGCTATAATTGCTTATCGCCCTCACTAATTTTATTGGAGAAAAATGTATCATAATCATCATTCGCATTCTTACTATAGTTTGCTTGATGGCTTCTCCTCACCAGAAGAACTTCTGAAACGTGCAGAAGAGGTGGGTATGACTGCTTTATCCTTAACGGATCACGGAACTTTAAGTGGTCACAGAGACTTTCTTATTGCTGCAAAAGACACAAAGGTTAAGCCAATTCTTGGTCTTGAAGCGTATTTTACTACAGACAGATTAGATAAGCGTTCTAAGAAAGAGCGTGGCGAAGATGAGCAAGTTTACAATCACCTTATTGTTTTAGCAAAGAATGAAAATGGTGTGCAGAACTTATCTAAACTATCTGAGATTGCTTGGAATGAAGGCTTCTTTAATAAGCCCAGAATAGACTTTGAGATACTAGAAAATTATTCATCAGACCTTATCATCGCATCAGGCTGTATGAACGGTATTATTGCCAAAGCTATTCAAAATGATAATATGGAACTTGCTAGAAAGCACACAGACTGGTTTAAGCAAGTATTCAAAGATGACTTCTATATGGAACTACAACCACATAACCCATATGAACTTAATGCACAAATGCTTAAACTGGCAGATGAAATGGGTGTTAAGTCAACAGTAACACTTGACTGTCATTATGCATCTCCAGAAGATCGGATTGCAGAAGAGATTATGCTTATCCTTGGTACACATCCTAATATTCGTAAAGAAGCTAAGTTTGATGATAGTCGTAAAATCAAAGATCTTATTGAACGCCTAGATTATTTATATGGTGATCGCTTTATGTCATTTAAAGACTTAGAGATCTACTTAATGGGATACAAAGATATTCGTCAGATGATG